TTCACCGCCAGCAAAAGGAGATGAAGCTAAAAGTGCCTGTTTAATTTGATCTTCTATTGATATTGCCATTAGATTTTTCCAAACGGATTATTAGAATAAAACGTTTTTTTAACACGTTTTTTTGGTTGTGAAACTTCTGGAATTTTTTCTATTCCTTTGAAGCTGTTATCAATTTGATTGAAGAAACGCTTAAACGAATCGTCTAAACGTAAAAACGCTGATTCTAATGGGTGCGTATTTTTAGCCATTTCTAACCTCTTGCCCCAGGAGATATATCTGCTCCAGGAACTCGAACATTTCCTGATCGTGGACCTGATATTGCAGCAGCAGTTTGCCTCATTTCATCTACTGACCCCGGCATTACAGGTCTTGTAGTAGTTGGAACGCCTGTGCCTGGAGCTTGTGGACGGGTTCCCATTTGATTGCCTTGCTGGAAGTTTCCAGCATTAGGTAATTGCATAGCCCCTTGAGTATTCATAATATTACGCGCTGTTTCTTCTGGGGTAGTCATTCCAGGCGTAGTAGGTTGTCCTGCTGCCTCGATAATATTTTGAATTGTTGGAATACGAGAAGCTGCTGCTAGTTGTAACTGTTCTTGAATACCCGGTGAGTTCAAGAATTGTTCTTCCAAAATTTTTGCTCGAACTTCTAACGGGTTACTTACTCCACCTTTGCGTAGAGCTGTATCGAGATCAACGTATCCTGAACGCCAAAGGTTTGCCCAAAGGTTAAGTCTTCGTTCTTGTTCTTCTGGACTAACTGAATTTATCCGAACAATATTGACGTAATGACCTTTGATATCTGATGGTTTTACAATTGCGTCCAGAACACCTGCTTCTGTTTTACCGAATACAGATACTTTGTCATCAATTACAAGTTCTACAATGCGAAGAATAACTTCACCTTTATCTTGTAAGCCACGTTCCATTGCGTCTTTTACCGCTCCAAAGTTAAGTGAAGCGATTCCTGCAAGAACTGCTGTGTGATAACCAGATGCTGCACCTGTAGGTCGTTGTCCTCTGGCAACAGCAGGGACTGTATTAGCCTCAATAGCCTCGTCTAAGAATTGCTTTGCAACTCCAATTTCAGATGGTGGTCGTGGAGTTTCTCCTACACCAACTTGTACCTGTGGTGGCTTTACGTTCTTTGCACCCGGAGTGTCATCCCACATTGCTTGGACTTCTTCGGTAATACCGGGTGGTCCGGTGAACTCAAGGGTAGGCCACGCTGATTTACCTACAATGTCGATGTAATGAGATGCAAGTTGGCTTTGCGCTCGAATCATTTCCATAGATCCGTTGAGCAATCCCATATACAACTTTTCGGGTTCGGAGTTACCAGTATCCAATCCCATTTGAGGCCAGTACATAATCCACGGTAATCGTCCATAACCGTGTCGCCGTGGCTCAAGTACCCATTGTTTATCAGCGACATATGCGACCTGGGAGTGCGTCCATACTTCCTGGAACGTCACGTAGCCTTTTTTCTGGTTGCCCCATTCGGGGAAGTGAGCCTGAACCCACTCTGCATCAACTTGATATTCGTATATAACCCAACGTGGTTGAGTTCCGTTGTTCATATCCCATATTAAGTTTTGTGGATTTACGGCAACTGATTTTATAGGCCATGAAATTGAGCGTTTTTCTAAAACATTTTGAATTTGTTCGCGATAAGCATTTGATAAAATTTCGTCATGGGGGGGCGGTTCAGGAAAATCACTCCACTCGTTTGCAATAAACTCCACTTTCTCCCATGCAATTCCGTAAAGTCCCGCATGTTTAGTAAGTTCTCTGTATACAGGAGAACGATGTTCGATCATGTGGTGTGCGCCTGTCAGGAATTTTTCCATTACTTCGGCGCGAGCTTGACCTCTTGGTCCCGGTGGTGGGACGGATATATCGAGGAATTGCGGACTTACGTGCGATACGAGGGTATTGATAACTGACTGTGCAGTACCTAAACGAACCATTGTTCCATTTTCAGGAACTCCAAAGTCAAAGTCATTTAGGAAAAAGTCATCAAGGACTTCACATTGACTTTTGAATTTTTGAAAAATATCTCTTCCCGCATCTGCCTTTTCCCTGATCCAGTGAAGAGTCAGTTCGGGTTCGTCAACAGGGCTAGCTGCTTCAACTTTTATAGCTTCTTGAGGGTCAATAGTAAAATCGAGAACCATTGTTTTACTTCATCTCTACAAAATCTGGTTCTAGCTCCAGTAGTTTTAGTCGTTCTTTAGATTTTCTTGCCCTATGTGCTGTTAAAAATCTACTTGGTCTTGCAGCGGGCTTTGGACGCAAGGGGTTTATTCGCCTTATAGGACGTAAATAATCATACTCGTCATTATCATAACCCGGAGGGTCACATGCCATCAATGCTAACAGTTCTGCATCCACCCAGTCATCATGTTCGTTTGTTTCATTATAAAAAACATACCCACCATTCCCGCTTGTACGAATACTTATGTCTTCTAATTGCTTTACAAGAGTTGACCAAGATTCTGGGAAACAAACATTTTCGTTTTCAAGGGCAATGTAATAGTTTTGAAAAAGCTGATACTTGCTTTGTGCGCTAAATTTGAATGGTGTAACAGGCATACCGCTATTTAGCAGGTGGTCGAAAACAACATCACCAAGTCCTGTTGAGTCGATTCTAAGATCTCCTATTTTCCATCGATCTATTTCTCTGGAGATTGTTTCTATCTGGCTAACCCAATCATTTCCTTGCATTTCGAGTGCGTATACGGATTCGCGCAATCTAGCGTTTTTTATTACGAGAACCGTATAGTCTTGTTTTTTACCAAGGTCAAGACCAGCAACGTACCGCTGGGTTTCATCTGGAAATAGGCTTTCCTTGCAATTTGCTGCTGCTTGAATTTTGCTTGGTCTGAAAAATCCTGTACCACCATCTGGTTGTTTGGCAAGGTACATTCTTTCCCAAACTGCTTCTGGCATTGTAGATTTTTCATCATTGATTGCCTGTTTTTGTTTTTCTGTCAAAAAAACATTATCAAAAGTAGTTGCCTGAAACGCCTGATAATCTTCTGTAGGAGTTTTTTGCGCCCAGTTAAACAGTTTTGAGAACCAGTGGTTTCGCGAAAAGGGTGGAATACCTTCGATACATCCTCTTCCGAGTCTTCCTGACGAGTTCAGCATTGGTCGGAGTTTATTCCATGCTGCTTCCTTGATGTCCTGGGACTCGGTTATCCAGATAAAGTCTGGTCCTGCGGTCTGAAGTGATTCGGCATCGTCAGCAGATTTTATTTCGATATAGCATTCTCTTCGCGCTAAACCTGGTGATTTCAAATTTAGCCATACAGATCTTTCGTCCTCTTTCCATCCATCTCCTCGGCCACCGCCTTGAGATTTTTTTCGCCTAACAACCATTTCTTGTGGAATAAATTGTTTTAATTCGTTCCAGGCTTGACGAGACTGTGCAAAGTTAGGGGCAACAACCCAGATATGGATCGCTGGTTCGAGAGTGTGAGTAAGATCTTCTCCGACTTTTAACCCTGAAGCTTTTGCCATTTCTTTTGATGCAAGGAACGGAGACTTAGATGCTGCTGTAATAGCCCTCATAAGTTCTGTGAGTACAGCTCGACCTTTTCCTGCACGCCGTCCAGCCCATATTACTTTGATACGAGCATTTGATTCGTGGAATTTACGTTGCCAGGGTGAAGGGGTGTACTGGTAGGGCATTACGCTCCGTTGAGGGATGCTTCTAAGTTATACAAACTGTGTTCGCCTGAAATATCGACAGTATTAGCAGATGTGTTAGAAATGTTTGCAGGAATATTGACTACTGGTTCTATTTCAAGAAGACCTGCTTTTTCTATAAGTTTTGTTTCTGCTGCGGAAACTTTACCTGTTTCTGCTTTGATGAACGATGTTATACCAGATTCCAGCATATATACCTGCTGAAGTAAAGACCATCGGATCTCAAATTTTAATTTTAAATTACCACCTGTTGTTTTTTTAGAAACTGTTCGGTACTGGTAATCGTTATTTACAAATTCCGCTATCGCATTTTGAAAAGTCTTAGTACGAGCAATAAGTCTGGACGTTGCATCTAAATCCCAGTCAAAATCTTCACACATTGACTCTAAAGAATCTTTTCCAACACCGTAGGATGGCAACGAAACAAAAATCCTACGCAACTTCCTCGACCATGTAGGCCATTCAGGATAACCCTGTAAAACTAATTCCCTAAATTTCTCAGCAGGACTTTTTGCTTTTAAACTATTTTTCTTTGACATAAAAAAACAATATACCAAAAAAGGGAAAAACATTTTTAAGAAAAGGGTTAAATGCATTATTGCAATGTTAAGCAATAATGCTATATAGCAATATATAGCTATATACACACGCGTACGCGAAAGAATATTACTGTGACATTTACTGTGACATGCTGTGACATCGAGTGACATTGAACTCAAAAACATGTCACTCTCGTATAAATTTTGTCACACAGACCAGAATATATATGACCCAACTGTGACACTGTGACAACACACTGTGACATTGTCACACATGTAAAATTCAGCACGCAAATGGGGTACATCTACATATATCAATGCGTCAACGTGTATCGGCGCATTCCTTAACTCTGCTAACCATAACGCTAAATTTAGTGTGTTAATTAGGCCATGGAATAGTGCGGTAAAGTGCGCACCAGGTATAAAAATAGTGGTGCTTTTGCACTGCCACTGTCCCCGAATATCTTCGCCACTGTTGAACGTGTTTTCTATGCACTGGACTCGCGCGCGCGTGTGTAGGCGTATTCATTTATTGAAATATTCGTATCACTTACCTATTGCAATTGATGCTGAGTTAATGCGAATAATGTTGTTGTTGCCTAGTTGGTAGCAATAAAACGAAGAGAAGAGAAGAGATGATTATTCACTTTGACTGTAAGAATTGCGATGAACCTGTTCAAGATCATTGCGCTAGTTGCTACGCGTGTTTTGATGGTGATATGGGACATGGTTTGGATTGTCCACAAGTACGGGAAACAATCGACTACGATCAATTGATGATTGATCAAGGAATAATTCCAAACGATATGCTCGACTACTAATAACAATTGGAGAATCAAAAAATGACTGAACTATTGAAATATCAATCAATGCGAGATAACGCGAAACTGCGCGAAACATTGTTAGAGTTTGCGCGTTTAACTGGCATTGAAAATCCGCGCGGTGTTGCGTTTAGTTTGCCGAGTGGTTATTCATGTGGCAAAGTCGCAAAGGAATGCCTAACCTATGCGCATCCTGTAACCGGGAAACTGTCGCACGGTGGTGAATCAATATACAACTGTTTTTCTGCCGTATCAGAAGCGTATTCGGGTCAAGCACGCCGCGCACGTTGGCACAATTGGGATTTACTCCAAAAACTTTGGAGTTATGCCGGTACGGATTATGTGGATATCGGAAATATGCTTATAGAAGCAATGCCAACTAATACCGACTTATGCCGCGTTCACGTTGGTGGTGAATTTCCCGGTACAGATTTTGGACGGGAATATATGCGAGCATGGTTTTATGTTGCGCGTGAAACTGGCGTTCATTGCTACGGGTATACAAAGAACGTTAAAACCTTTTTGGAAGTGCGTGACGAAAAACCGAACAATTTCAATATGACCATGTCGCGTGGTGGTTTATATGACCACTTCATTGAACGTTATCAATTGAAGCACGCGAACGTTATATTCCACCCAAATATGGCTAACGGTATGCCAATTGACCATAACGATATTAACGCGGTGTTTGGTGATCATTCATTCAATCTTTTATTGCATGGTATGCAACCGGCACAAAGTGACGCTAGCAAAGCAATACAACGTTTAAAACGTGAAAATATTCGTTTTAGTTACTCGAGTTAATAACTTAACTTAACCGACAATGTACCCGGCATTTATTGCCGGGTATTTTTGTTTAAGGTTTTTACAATCCACACACACACACCATAAGCACATTAACGCACATATTCCCGGCATATTGTTTGTTGTGCGCCTATGGCTAAACCAGACACATTTAACCGCATATAACCGATTGTGATTAATGCCGTTTAAATGCTTTAGATATCCACACACACACCACATAACGCCGCGGATGCTGGTTATTACCTTTAATCGTTATGCGTTGCCGCGTGTATCAGCTTTTATTAATTAAGAGCTGTAGCGTTCCTGGAGCATTTTTTGCAATGCCATAACCGTTTTAACTTTGGACTTAATCAGTGTTAAAAATTAATCACTTAATCAGATTTTTTTAAATCCGTTTTTGTGGATGTTTTAAATTTTTTGCGATCCTGATTGGTAGAAATTTTTAACCGTTTTTTTTTACAACTGGACGTTTTAGGGTGCGTAAATTACAGCGCATAAAAAAATGAAATGGCCAGTTTAGTAAAAAAATAATCAGGTAATAAAAATGTTAAGGCGACAACGTTGGGGTGTCGAGGTAACAACGCTTGAATGTTGTTGTGGTAATTTGATAAGGTACTTATTAAGAAGAGACATTAAAGGAGAATCAAAATGTCTAAACAGAAACAACGTCTTGCAGAAGAATTCGCGGATATTATCCGTAATGAATTGACCGATGACGAGTTGGTGCTTGTGAATGAACGCAACGCTGCAAACGGGTACGAAAAATTGTCCTGCGCTACGCACGATTTCATCGATCCAAATCAATCCATGCTAGATGCTATGGAGAGCCTCAACATCGAAGTTGACCTCGACAGTGACAAGCAAATTAAATTGATCAACGAGGCTTGGTGGATGGCGAAGGAATCTAACTTCACACTAACAAGGAGAATCAAGTGACTAATCAATACACCCCAGAAGATGTACCGACAGTGCTACGTCGAATGTTCAGCGACGCGATCAAGTTAAGCGAATCATGGGAAGCCGATGGGAATAAAGACTTAGACAAATTTGAACATGGTAAGTTCATCACCGAATCGTTGGATGAATGGGCATATAACTTCGCCAACCTCGCTGATGAATACGAGTCTTTAACCACTAGTACATCTCGTCGTGAATGGCGCGATCATTGGCTAGGGTACACAGACGATATTGACATCCCTGAAGATTGGGAAGATGTCACATGGCACAATAACGAACTGCCGTCATTTATTGTGAATGGATACCACATTTGGATAAATTCTCCAAGAGCAGAAGAACGTAGAGAAAACTACATAGTTAACGGTTGGAATCCCGACGATTACGAGGATTGGAGATTTGTAGTAAATCTTTATAACGAAGAGGACAATGAAATTATCTATCCCGAAGATGGTAGCGACCCCAATGTATTAAGCACTTTAGACTTCGACGAGGTAGTCAGATTTGTAAGCAAGCCTCGCGTATAGCCCTCAGACGACATACAGCCCACAACCCCACTTGGTTAGCCCCATGTGGGGTCTTGTGGTTAAGCGAGGGTGTCCTCGTAGAACAGGAGAATCAATAAAGATGTTACGAGTTACCGAATGTGACAGGAACGGGCAAGAGTACGGATTTGAAGTGTTCGATATCCACACGCCAGAAG